CATTGCATATAGTTGTTTATCCTTCCAATCAAACATTCTAAAGTTCCAACCATATGATCCATTATATGGGATAAATTTATCCTCCATATGTAATACTGCCGAATCACTATAGACAAATCCTGTTTCATCATCTTGATATGCAACATTTAATTTTTCAAGACAGTTTGGAATTAATATATCGTCGTGATCTACTTCTACTAAAACGTCGCCAGTACCGCAGGCAAATGCCAACTTTTTAATGGCGCCAATGTTACTATTTTTTTCTTCAGTTCTGAATAGTTTGACTTTTGGATTATTTTTTATAATGTCTGGAATATTTGCTGCAATACATTGATTATTCAAATACAATACCCATTCCCAATTTTCATAAGTTTGTTGACAAATGCTATCATACAGCTCCAAGAGAAATACAATATTACCAGGATTGTGTTCAGGTGTGATAAGGCTAAATTTTAAGTTTTTCATTTTAATCAAAGAAGAATAAGTGTGTTAAACGACCGTCTTCTTTTGTTTTTCCAAAGTAAGGACCTGCTGAATGAATGCTTTGTGCATCCATAATAACAAGTCTATTATACATGTTTGCTGCTGAAGCCACAACTTCAAATTTTGTAGAATCTAAAAATCCACCTTCAAATGCCATGTTAATGCCTGGGTCATTTATATGACCTGCTTTATTAATTTTAGAACGAATCAATCTTGTTCCGCTTTCAATTGGGGCATTTGGAGTTAAGTAAATCATAGCGGCCCATTTTTGTAAATCGTGATGATAAACTTGTGGGTCAAATGATGTTGTAATTTGGAAACATCCGTTAGGCATATTGGTGTCAAAATTTACAATCTTTTGACCAATAATACTTTCAAATGATTCTACAATACCTGGTGGATGATATGCCAACACTGATCTTGAACCTTTATAAAATCTAAGATCTTCATTGAATTCAACTCCCAACGCATATTGACGAATTTCATCAGGATTACTATAAAAGTTATCCACTACAAATAGTTTCTTATTTGAAGACTTATTAATCATAAATGTAAAAGTTTGTGGCGTTGTTGTTTTCATATTTGATAATGCTCTATTATGCAGATCCTGTACACGATTACTGGGACTATCAACATACACGCTACTATCAATCATCATAAAATATGTAGGGAAAGGATTCTTTCTTTCTGGATCTACTAACCGTGTTGTAATTTCCAACATTTTATCATAGTGGCCCAATTCTTCATAAATTACAGCTAATGGAACTAAGTGGTCATTTCTTGTAGGTGCAAACCCTTCTGCAAGAATAAATGTTTCAATAGCGTTATCTACCTCGCCAATAAACTTTTGATTTTCGCCAATAAGAACCATGGCCATGTAGGCCATTTCGTGAATGCCCTTAGCTGTTTTGGTATTACTAAAATCGTGAGTTGTGTTTAAGTACTCTTTGAAATAATATATACATCGTCTAGAAAATTCTTTTTGTTGAGATTCACCTAACGGGAATGATGGATTTTGATGTGCATCGTTATAGCTTTTGCCAATGTACCAAAAATGATAAAGATCAGTAAGGATTGAATTTTCCTTAATCATCTTTTCTTCTAATATCAATGCATCACTGATAAACTTTGTGGGATTGCTCCAACTTTGGCCATCAGGAAAACCAATCTGTCTAATTTTATTAGGTAGATCGTATCTATCAAAATGTTCACCAAGATCATTATCTGTAGTATAGATAGTTTCGTGGCAAGGGTCGTGATTAAATCTCCAATTCATCCGAGCATTCCACATCCAAGCTCGGTAATATATTGAGTTTCCTTGTTGTGCAGTTATATGGAATGAATGATGTGAATGATTATATAGTGGTGCCCAACTGAAATCTTCATCAACTTCCAAAATTTCATCGCAGTCCATTTTAAGGATCCAATCACACCCGTGATCAAGTTTTTGTGTATACTGTATTAAATGATCTCGATTCCAACCAAATCCCTTCCATCCTTCTTCACAGTTATAAATCACTCCTGGAATGTTTTTATCTTTAAAGAAATCTTCTACGATTTCTTGAGTACCATCAGTTGATCCGTTGTTTTGAATAACATAGAAATCAATATATTTGTAACAAGATTCCAACATTCTACGAATCACTTTGGATTCGTTTTTAAACATTGTAATCATTACAATTTTGGCTAAAATTTCGTGGCCATTTTTGTTTGGTCTAAGATAATTGTAATAACATAAATCTTTTTGAATAGCTAAACAAGATCCTGTAAAGTTAAAACAATCTTCAGCATAAATTCCATCTGCTTCATATTGCAATCTAAATCTAAAATTCTTGGCAATATCCCATCGCACCATATACTGTGCAGTATCGATGTTGCCTGATGCGGGTGTATTTGTTGAGTCAGCCCTATGATAATTATTAAACCAACATTGACCCCAAGTAATTAGAGTATTATTAGTCAAATGATCTTTAACATTCTCCCACCAGTCGGGATGTATGATATTGTCATCGTCTAATATATACAACCAATCTTGGTCAGTAATAATTCCGCTATCATATAGATAATTTAATCCAGTATTTCTGGCATAATTTCCATATTGTCCGGTCATTGGCGATGTTAAATGAATGGCATTTTCCATCTCCACAGGGTCTTTAACTGTTGGATCAAATACAATAATCCACTGTATGCGTTCTGTTGGGAACGATTCTAATAGTTTAGGAAGGTTATAAGGTCTAGTACAAGCAGTAAGTATAAAAATTTTAGGTAATGATGTGTTCATAGATATATTTAAGATATACGGTTTTTAGCCAATGCAAAACTGACTAAGTTTTTTCTTACGCCAACTCAAGTTCTAGTGCCCGGTTGTACACTTGAGCACTGGATAAGTTTTTTCCCTTACTTTCGCACATGATATCAAAATGCTCCCAGAAGCTGAGCGCCCAATCAGTCACAGGCTGATTCCAGTACCAATCACTGTGTGCTCGCATCTTTTGTTTTTTGTAACCTGTGGCCAGTAGTTGTGCATGGTCTGGCATGACATCAACAGGGTGATCCACTAACACGTCTTCACGGCTTACAGAGTAGTGCATGGTAGGACGCACACCTCGCCATGAATCAATTATACGTTTCACTCTGTCGTCTGTGGGTTGAATGTATTCACCAGTACGAATCCAGTGATGGTGAATGTCCAGAACTAGAGCGCAATGATCCACCAGTTCAATACTGCTGTCTACACCCCATGAGTTTTCATCATTCTCGATAGTAATGCAGTTGCGAGCTTCAGGGCTCAGACGTTTCAGTGTTTCCTTGATGCCTTCGGGGCCACGCTTGCCACTAATATGCACATTGATCTTCATGTCTTGAAAGGTCTTGCCAAAGCCCATCCACCGTGCCATGTCCGCATGGTATTCAAATTCTTCAATCGATCGTTCCACAATGCCAGGATTTTCACTGCTTAGAACACAGAACTGTCCAGGATGGAAGCTAAGCCGAACATTATTGTCCCTAGCACTGTTGCCAATAGTGATAAAATTTTTATTGCAATAGTTAACAACATCGCTACGACGCCAAAAATAACTCCAGTCGCGTTGGGTATAAACAGGCAAAATATCACTGCCAAGCCGAACCATCCTAAGATTTTCATCAAGACCACCTACACGTTCAACGAGCTTGCGAACAGCTTCGATATTACCTACCATTAGGTCCCATAGCTTTTGTTCTGCAATTTCTTTGCTCTGTCTATTTAACCATGCGACAGTAGTACTGCCGGTATTATACTGTTTGGCATCATCGTTGGGTTTGATACCATTAACTTGTGCAGGAGTGTCGATCCACTTGCACGCGAATCCCAGACGTTTTATTACCATATTTTATCCATTTACAAGCAAACACATAAATATATTATACAACATTATTTAATAAAAGTCAACATGGCAAATACCAAACATCAAAATAAAAGAAAATTCCATACCGTTTATCAAACTACTAACCTGATAAACAATAAGATTTATGTAGGTGCTCATTCTACAGATGACTTAATTGACGATTATTGTGGATCCGGAACTAACATAAATCGTGCTTTGGAGAAATACGGAAAATCTTCTTTTAAAAAAGATATATTATATGTATTTGAAACGCCAGAGGAAATGTTTTCTAAAGAAAAAGAAATTGTAAACGCTAATTTCGTGAGACGTCCTGATGTTTATAATATCGTAGAAGGTGGGTATGGGGGATATAATAAAGGAACTACAGGGCTAAAACATCTTTACCATTTAATTACTAATGAAAGATGTGCGGTTCATCCTAACGCTGTAGATAAAATGTTACAAAAAGGTTGGTCACTGGGTAGGAATATGTCTCCTACAACAGATACTATTTGGATTTATAAAAATACTGAGAAGAAGATGATAAATCCAACCGACTTATCTGTATATGTTAAAGAAGGGTGGCAGAAGGGGCTTCCTAAATCACCCACACATGGAAAAGTTTGGATTTTTCATCCTAATTCATCTGAGTATAGTTTGTGCGAAACTTCTGAACTTTCAGTAAAATTATCTATTGGTTGGATTAAAAAGAAGTGGGCTCCTGTTAAAAAAGGAGCCGCTTGGGTAAACAACGGTGTTGATAATCTTCGAATTCCTAAAGAAGAAATAGATGCCTATACTTCTAAAGGTTGGAAAAAAGGAATGATCACATCTCGGTGGAATTAATCACTTTTAACTTTCGATAGAGTCCATGAACCGTCTTCGTTATCTTTCCAATCCAGCGTATCGCCTTCTACCCAACCTTGTTGATCCAGAAAGTCTTGCGGCAGTGGCATTACAAGATCGCCACTGCCGTCATCAGCTTCTTCTACAGTTACTGTCCACGATGTTTTAGGTTCAGTCATGTCATTCTCACATTTCTAAATTTAAAGTTAACATATATAATGGCAACATCTATAGCCGCCCAAATGTAATCACCCTTGGAAAAACTATGTAAACAACTCATAGAAAGAATTCCAATGATAAACCATGTGATTGCATCTTGGTTGCAAACATACCAACGTCTAAATGTGTTCATTACTGTTCCTTATCATATTACTATTTTACACTATTTTGCGGAAATAGTCAATCGTTTTGATTAAGCCCTGCTCCAAATTAATCTTAGGTTCCCAGTTAAGCATGGTCTTTGCTTGAGTAATATCGGGCCTTCGTTGTTTTGGATCATCCTTGGGCAACGGGAATTGAACTATTCGACTTTTACTACCAGTTAATTCAATAACTTTTTCTGCTAATTCCCACATGGTAAATTCACCTGGATTACCAATATTTACAGGCCCAATAAATTCATCATCATTATGATTCATCATTGCCTGCATAGCATCCAAAAGATCATCAACGTAACAGAAACTGCGAGTTTGTTGGCCAGTACCGTAGATAGTGATGTCCTGACCTTTTAGAGCCTGAACAATGAAATTACTCACCACTCTACCATCATTTTCCGCCATTCTAGGGCCATAAGTGTTGAAAATACGCACAATTTTAGCTTTGATATCGTGAGTACGATAGTAGTCCATAAACAGTGTTTCGGCAGCACGTTTACCTTCATCGTAGCAACTACGTATACCAATTGGATTTACGTTACCCCAATATTCTTCTACTTGTGGGTTTACAGTGGGATCACCATAAATTTCACTAGTACTTGCCTGCAAAATTTTAGCATCAGTACGTTTAGCAAGTCCTAACATATTGAATGAACCAATTACACTAGTTTTCATTGTTTGTATTGGGTCCCATTGATAGTAGTAAGGGCTTGCAGGACAAGCAAGATTATAAATCTCATTAACTTCCACATACAATGGAATACATATGTCTTGCCGAATAACTTCGAAGTTTTTATAATCCAACAGGTGTTCAATGTTCTTTTTACTGCCTGTAAAGTAATTATCAACACAAAGCACATGATGTCCTTGGGCAACAAGTCTCTCACATAAGTGGCTACCTAAAAATCCAGCGCCACCGGTTACTAATATTTTCTTCATTCTGGTACCTTTATTAATTCTGGTGAGTATTGTGGTAGGTCAGCTTCCTTACTGTCAACTCCTACATTCTTTTCATTTTCAAGTCGAGCTGTTCTGGAACGCAGTTCACTTGAACTATAATTATGCTGACGTTTATGATAATGTAACTCAATACCATTATTCATACACCATTGTTTACCTGTAAAATCTCTATTCAAATATTCGTCACTTAAAAAACGTATGTGAATAGTTTGAGTTTGTATCAGTTGTAATAGATCATATTCAGTTTCGTAGATGAGAATTTCATCCACATACTTACACGCCTGTAATTGTACATGACGTTCATATGCACTTTGTACAGGTCTATTTTTAACACCCGGCCTGTCAATAGTAGGATCAATTTGTAATGCTACAATAAGATAATCGCATAGTTGTTTTTCCATCTTTAACATGGTAACATGGCCTGCATGTAGTAAATCAAAACTACTACAGTTAAATCCAATTTTCATACTGCGTCCTTTTCTGATAAATGTGGAGTGCCGTCAATAGGCCATTTAATTCCATATTTGTTCCAATTAAAGTTTTCTTCTTCTGCTTTATTGTATGGAGCATCTACTACATATTGTACTATTGCTAGGTCTGATAATACTAGATATCCGTGGGCATATTGTGGCGGAATTAGTAATGCATTAGTGTTGTTTAGAAAAATGCCAAACCATTTACCAGTTTCTGGATCAAGTGCTACATCAAATATACTTCCATAAACTGGCATTACCAGCTTGGATTGATTTTGTCGATGCATACCCCGCAGCACGTCACGTTTGGAATTGGCAATATTTAATTGACGAAAATCACCACGCATTAAGTCAGTATTAATTTTCCATAGCTCGCAGAAACTGCCTCTATCATCTTTATATTTTGTATGTTCAATTATTTGTAGTCCAGGTAACATTTCACCAAAAGTGTTTTGATCAATCATTATTTTTTGTCTCCACAATACCATATTGGCGATATAGCCAAGCTATAAAGTTTTCAATATCTAGCTTTGGTCCTACCTGATCTGAATATACTGTATAGGCAATTGTTACTCGTTCTAACCAATCTTTGTCAATCATAAATTGTGGACCATTTCTTAAGTTTTTCAATTTTTGCTAGCTTGGCAACTTCCATATTCCCCCAAGATACAATGTCCATTTCTTTCATAATATCAACCATTGCTAACAAGTCACCGAGTTCTTCTTCTAAATGCTCGCGGTTAGTTTTTGGTTTGCCAGGTTTATAGTTATCAATACCAAAGCGACTGACTTTGCTAACTGCTTGAATAACTTCTGCACATTCTTCTTGCAGAATATCCATTACTTCTTTTTCTTTGTTGTTCATTTTAAATTACCAGTGATGTATAACACCTGCTATAATAAAGCAATTAGTTACAATATAGCATAGCACAATCAAGGTACGAATGCAAGCAATAAAATCAGCCTCGTTATCAGTCTTACCAGATTTGTCGCCTAATGCCTTTGCCCACAATTGCCAAAATCTATTTTTTATGATACCACCCTGTTAAAATATATTTAGGATGGCTATATACTGGATTGCCACGATGTACATGTGTCATTCCCGCTGGCCAAATAACTAGTGTACCACACGTGGATTTTACTCTTTTAGCTTGGTAGATAAATTCAGTTTCAGCTTCATTATCGGGCATGTCATTTAGATATATCATCCAAGCCAATTCTCTATTCCAAGATGTAGCACCAGCAGCTGATTCATAATGCCAGGTGTGATAACCTCCCATGGGCAATGTGCGTTGAAATTTAAGGCAATATTGATTACTTAAATTTAACTCTTTTAATTGTCCAAACTCTTCAATATATTCTAAAAAACATTCATGCAGAATATTTAAGAAAGTGTCGCACAAATATGCTTGATTTAATGAAGGTTCCTCTAAAAAAAATGATAAATCTTTTCTTCCTAAATTATTATTAAATTGCTTACTGTTATTAGTAATCAAATTAGCAAAATTAGAATCATTAATAGTTTCTTCAAAAAAATCTATTGCAGTTTGACACAGTTCTTTTGAAACTTTATTAGGCCAAGTCCTGATAAATGTTTCCATGAGTTATTCCTTGAATTCGTTATCCTCGCGACGTCCTTGACGTCCAGCCATGTTGTTATCAGTTTCGCGAACTTCAACTCTAGTACACCAAACACGAGCTGCTTCGGTACTTCCGCAATTTGGCAAAAAAATTGTGTTTACGTATTCATACAAAAAGTCAGCAATACCTTCGCAGCCTGTCTTCTCCACTTCGGTAATCTTAGCAAGTTTAAGTCTACCAAGTTCCAACAAGTGTTCACGCATGGGATCATCCTGTGCCACAAGTAAAGTATGATCAAACCAATCTTCTAGCACTCCTTTGAGTGGTTTTAGTCCACCAAAGTCTGTGCACCAGTTTCTAGCATCAAGTGTATCACACTCAAACTGGAAATGAAATGACAAAGCATATCCATGTATCAACCGGCAATGTGAATCTGCCCGCCATTGTCTGTATGCTACTGGACCTATTTGATTGTAAGTCTTTGTGCTGAAATATTTTTGTGCCATTATTTTCTCCTATGTTAATTATAGCATAGGCAGCAGAGTTTGTATACCGGGAATGATGCCAGAAGGCCGGTTGAACTTATTTAAGCTCTGCAATTTCTTCTTTGATTTTTTTAAGTTCTTTTGAAATATTTTCAATCATTATTAATTCTTTACTACGGCATATCATAGTGATATATATCACAAATGTAAGTATACACCAGCCAACAAACCCACCTAAAAATAAAAATAATATTATAATATCTGCCATAATAGTCTCCATAAGTGCAATATTTACCCCACACTTATGGAGAATTTAGTTAAGAGTTAATAACGACTTTCAACAATCTTATCAACAAGACCATATGCCAATGCTTCTTCTGCACTCATAAATGTATCTCGATCCATATCTCGCTCAAATTGAGCATATGTTTTACCTGCTGTATTATGCTTAACATAAAGCTCAGTTAACATCTTCTTCATTTGAGTAATTTCGTTGTATTGGATCTCAATATCACTTTGCATGCCGCGGGCACCGCCACTTGGCTGATGAATCATATGTCGAGCATGTGGCAAAATATAACGCTTTTTTGGAGTACCTGCTTGTGCAAGGAAACTGCCCATACTACATGCCTGCCCCATAACATATGTTGCTACATCGTTTTTAACAAATTGCATAACATCATAGATAGCCATACCACTGGTAATCACACCACCTGGACTATTGATATAAAAGTGAATATCTTTCTCACTATCGGCACTCTCCAAATGTAGCAGTTGTGCCACAACAAGATTGGCGCTATGGTCATCAACTGGTCCGTTTAAAAATACAATGCGTTCATTAAGCAAACGACTAAAAATGTCAAACGCACGTTCGCCTTGACCGGTCTTCTCAACCACCATAGGTACCAACATATTATTTCCTTATTTTACTTCTTGATATGTTTGTGCAAAAGCATCTAGCTTTACAGCACCATAATCGCCTGTGCCGTGACGTACAATATAATCATTACCTTTGGTATATTCGAGATTACCCCAACTGGTATGTAGCACGCCATCATGATCCGCAAGTTTTACCTGTTTGGGAATGGCCTTGGGACTAGCGGTACCATCACCGTTGTCTGTTTTCAACTCATGAAAAGTTTTAGGATCATTAAGATATTCAAATCTACCAGTTGCTTCGTCCTTTGGACCGGCAATAACATAACTACCAGCCCTGCCTTGTATATCACCTTCGCGACTGTGAATAATTTCAGGCTCAGTTAAAATCCTAAATGGTTCAATCTTGTTTGGAATCTTAGCAGCAATAAACGATCCTGTTTTAAACCAGTCGTCATTAACACCAGTAATGGCATCTTCTATTATGTTAATAATTTTTCTAATATCTTGTGTTTTCATTATTGATAATCCTTATTTGTTGGTAGTTACTGTAGGAGTCACAACACCGTTGATAACCAAGGTCTGTCCCCTGAAGTTAGCAATAGCATCTGGTAACTTACGCATAGCTTCTGCTTGAGCTTCTGCCATCAGCAAAGGAATTGCCATTGGGTTAGCCTGCATACTTTCGTTACGTTTACGGGCAGTAGCAACTTTGACTTCTTCAGTCTTGAATTCGTTCTTGGCTTTGACCAATTCGTTAGCACTTGCAACAACTGAGTCAGCTGGCACAATGTTACGAATCAATACTTGACTAATACTGATACTGCCGTCCAACTTTTCTTCAGCAAGATTGCGAACAATTTCTTCCTTGATAAAAGTTTCCATGTCGCTACGGGCATCTGCCATGTCCAGGGCTTCGTACTTGCGAGCAGCCTTGTAGATAGCGTTACGAGCGTTCTGTACAATGTAGTTGTACATCACATAGGTATCGCCTTTGAACTCGGCGTGGAAGCTCTTGTTCTTAGTGCTATACAGTTCAGATACTTGTTGTGGGTTGATGTTGTAGACAACCACAGCATCAAAGTCTTTCATGGTCGAGTTGTCTTTGGCAACTGGAGTCATGTCGTTGAGTGTGACATTGACATCCTTGATTGGAAAGGTTAACACTTCACCAATAATTGATTGATTGAATGAGCCGGGCAACAGTTCGCCGCTTTGGACTTGTTTGTCAAAGCCAACTCGCACACCAACTTCACCAGTTTCAATACGAGTACATGCAGATGCTAGTGCAACTGCGGCGGCAATGAGGGAAAGTTTAATAACACGATTCATTTTAGATAACTCCAGTAGAAAAAAGAAAGAAACAAACACTAAACCCTAGAACAAAATACAGTGGCCGAAGCAACACATTATTAATCATATAAGTCCTTAAAATAAAATTACAAGTACTGTCATCAACATTACTGTTGCCAGTGATACAAGTATACTATAGCCTATGCTTTTTGTCAAGGCCAATTGTTCCAAACCGTTCATATTTCTCAAAGCACGAATGCCAAAGTGAATAAGAACGGCAATGACTGCAAATGCTAACCAAAGTTTAATCATTGATAATCCTTATTTAATTTAACATTGGTTAATCCTGCTACTACTTGGAAATTATCCCAAGCAATTTTTGCTGCCGGATTCCTATCTAGCTCACTGCTTGGCAAACAAGTCTCCAACCAGTATTCTGGACGGCGCAGGGGCCGTGCTCCAAACTTACGTGGCTGATGGAACTTACCATCTTCCCATAGCATAATGCTCACTGCTCGGAACTTGTCTTCGTGTTCCTTATTATGGAAATCATAGTCTTCCCATTCTGGGGCACTCATGCCGCCACCATAACAGTATCCTGACCAAATACCTGACCACTGACCATCATCTCGCGGATCAAAATCTGTACGAGAAATAATAACCAACACATCATCAATATCCACATTACCTTCTACAATATCACGGATACAACGGCTGTAACTGAGTCCAATTTTCATTCTGTTTCATCCTCATTAGTTAGTTGATTCATTGCAGTGGTTAACAAATCAATCATTGCCTGCGCACCAGCTTTATTCATAGTGATGCTACTGTAGCCCATTTTGAGACTAATACGATTATCGTCAGTTGGACCGAGTGAGTAGTAAGTGACCGGATCTTTAACTTTTGGAGCAGGTGGCTCAATACACGGCACTGGAGTTGGAAATTTGACTACATTAGTGTAGTCGGATTTTTTAAACCAATTAAACATCTTTCTTCTCCTGTTCGTATTGTTTAATCATGCGATAAAGTGGTTCCATCTTTTCTGCAAATACATCAGGGCAATTTTCTGCCGCTCGTTTCATATCCCATGCACTTGGATAATGTCGTAGTAGAGATCTTGCTCGTTCCTTAATTGCTTTAGGAACTCTAGGAGTATTGCAGATATCAGTAAGGAACTGTATAGTCTGCATCACTGCACGATACCTTTCATCAGGGAGTGTCATTTCTTACAGCCTCACGTTCGTTATGGTGTATATCACACAATACTTTGATCCAGCCTCCTTCACGAGGTTTTCCTAGATTACCACATTGTTCACAAGTTATTTCGCTCATGCTTTCTGCCATACGTACCATACCATCAATTATATCGTCGCCACCGTCATAGTAAAAACGCAAGGTGCCAAACTTTTCTTTTACCTGTGCTATAACTACTGGTGTAACAACTTCCGTTTCTTTGTTCTTCCAATTGATATGGCTTTGGATGTTTTGACAGAGATGATTGATGATATTAAACCATCCGTCGTTACACTCAAATCCCCACCAATCCTGTGGGAACATTAGTGGATACGTTTGCTTTAAGTAATCTTCATTTTCTTGCTTCATGAGAAGCCTTTAGACGTTTGATAAACCCATCGTCTTCTAAAGTTTCACGTAGGATCTTTTCAACATATTTATTAAATGTCATATCTGCGTCGTGAGCCAGTTTGAATATCACCATGAGTTCGGCTTCTGGCAAGTCAATTGGAATACTAACACGAGTATCATAATCTTCGCCTGCAATAATAGACAATGCCTTTTGGATAAAGTCGTCATCATCTTCGAGGTCAACATAATTAACATCGTCCCATGCTTCATTTTTATCAATATTTCGACGTTTAGATTCCTTCTTCATTTTCTTTTGGAAGTCCTCATTGATCATACGGTAAGCGCGGTTATGTAAATAATCATGTGCTTGTACTTCATACACAGTTTGATCTCGAGTATCAAAGGTAATAGTAAGACTATACCCCTCATGTTCTCCATTCCAACTATCTAATTGATAAGCAGATGATCCGTAGCATTGCCATCCGTAGTCACTACCTTCGGTAATACGATAGTTGACCAGTTCCATCCATTCTTTCATTGTAATCATTTTGTTTCCTTTATTCCGTAAATTTCTTCAATCATTTTAAAAATTTCAACCTTAACACATTCTGCAATAGATAAATCAAATGTAGTTCTTACACATCTGTTATATGTTGTAGGATCTTTGATGTGTTGCATCAAATCAGTAATAAGTAACTCGGCTGTACGATTTTGAATCTCCTTGATTTTATCGTAGCCCAATGCTACCCAAGTATCGGGCACTATCTCATCAAGCACCTGTCCCGTAAGTTGTTTAACTCGTTCGTTCATTTATATACCTTTAGGATAATAGTATCTTCACTGAATCGACCATTCAATATTGTTTCCGTAGTTTTGACACCTTTGGTAAACCAAGTTTCAAAACGCCGTTGTGTATTTTGCTCTTTGAACTCTTTGATCTGTTCAGGAGGCTTACGTAGAGTCTTTTGCATACTCTTATCAGTAAATTCAACAATGCTACTGTTCTTAACATTCAACCCTGCGCTAGTTTTAGCAATGTAATAGCCAATTTTTCGAATCTTTGTATTGTAAACAACAACTGCCTGAGCACCAATAATACCTGCTGGCGGAACACTGGTAATACCGAGTTTAGTGTCGCTCAACATAAACTTTAGTTTCTTAACAATTTCTTCTGCTGGCTTAACTTTGGCAGCACGTGGCTTCTTCATTACCTTAGCTTCGGCGGCAATCTGCTCACAAGCCTGTGCAATACTTTCGTAAAACTCAATCAGCTTCTTAACATTCTTACGGCTAACGTGCTTATAACCTTCCTTCAACTGATCATCCGCGTTACCACCTGCAAGTTCTTGCAGTTCTGCCAAACCATTTGCAAAGAAGCCCTTAATGTAGCGAGCTTGTGCAGCCTTGGCACCCTTGCCTTTAAGCAAGTTTACAACTTTAATGTCCTTGGGGTTGAACGCTTCTGGATCAGTAATCCAAGAATCAATTGCGTAATCAAGTTCGTCACTCATTGTAACAGCTTGTTCACGGATACGATCTTGAATGTTAATAACTTGAGCGGGCAAGCTAGTTTTAACTTCCGGAACTATTTCCACATCGTATTTGCCGTTTTCAATAACGCTGTCAATTTCGTTCTTCAACCATTCAACTGCACTTTTGTTTTGGTTAAAACCTGCTTTAACATCTGGCATACCTTTGATCAAACAGGCTGCAATAGCGCCCATTGTCAAATGGCAGCGCCAATCTTTAGTCTTTTTAAACTTTTGAATAGTTGTTTTGTCGTAATCGTTACGACCCATCCAATCAATGACCTTAACTTTAAGATCCTTAGCAGAAGTTTCCAAATTGTAATATTTAAGAGCTGCTCGAAAATACGTGGTGTATTCCGAGGAAGACATGGATTCAGCACCGTCCCATTTTGGACTATAATCACGTTTGGCATTCTCACGAATGCTTACACTAGTGATCTTTTCTTTTTTAACCTTGGGTTTAATCTTAATGCCTGCTACTGTTGCCATTTTTGCTCCTATGTTTGTGTTTAACAATATCTCTATTATATAGCAAATTCAAGAAGAAGTCAAGTGTTTTTTAGGTATCTTTTACCAAAAGTTACTGTGGATAACCTGTGGATAACTTCTACAAGCCCCTATAAGCCCCTACAGCAGCCCCGTGTATGTAGAATCCCTTGTATCTTTAGCCCCTGCTATAGGGGCTATAAACGTGTCTTAGAACACGGGAATAAATGGTCCAGAGTCCCGCTTAGATATAAGTTCACCATATTTGAGTAAAAACATTGTGCGTTTTGGTTCGTTATAAAAATCCAAACGGATAGTTTGTACGCAAAATTTGGTTCTGTATCTGACATCTTTGAGGGATACTTCCTGCGGAAACCATTCTTCGTGTTCTCTATGAGTAAATCCCAAAACCGATTTCATTTTGTTTCGAATCAGCGTTACACTAGGCGGGTGATCTTTTCGAATTTGTTCGTAAATCTTATTCCAAGATTCTTGTGTTAAAATTATAGCTTTGCTCATAGCATTTGATCGTAATCACCCTCACGGAAGATCCACCCCAGTTTCTTTAGATCTTCTTTGATTTCATCAGTAATCGCACCTTCACCCACAAAGGCTTCGCCTTCTTTGTAATAGGTTTGCTGTTCTAATGTCCAGCTTTCCCATTCCCCATCTTCCAATAGTATATTATTACGTATGCCCGAGCAATACCAATCAATGTAATCACCTTCACCACGCATGTCTGCCACAATGCCACCAGCACTACGCCAACTGGCGCTCCAACGTTGATCCTTAAGAATTGGTAATACTTCAAGTTGTTGGAAATCGTTATTGCACATGGCAGCATATAGATGTTGAGCATATACACGACTCTCACGTACTTTTGCAACCATCCAATCGGAACTACGCATATCAAATTCCATATTGTTCCGTTGCCAATCAGTATCAGTTAAATTTTCCTCATCTCGAAGAATCCAACTGTTATACATTTCAATCATAGCCTTGACATTGGGGTCGTCAAGACTTTTACCTTCCTCAACAACTCGTTTAATATAGTTGTCTCTTTGGAAGGTGTGACGTTCAGGACTGCTGGCTACACTAGTCATTGCACAAGTCTAGTGGCAGTATCATTGATTGAGTCAATTAGTTTTTTGGCCAACTTAGGATCTTCCTCAATCAGTTGATCCAAATCAACTGGAGCCCCGTCTAATACTTCTCCAGTATGAATCATTTTGGTAATTTCTGCAATCAATTCATCAAGTTCTTCTTGGGAACCTTCAAAATCATCAAAACACCCTGGAGCAAATTCAACCTTGAGAGTTTTGTAATCATTGGGAGTCAAATCTTCAAATTTTTTCGTATCACTCATTTCACACTTTCTGGAGTTACAGGTCTATTAATACAATATTCACAAGTTGGATCATCACATTTGTCTTCCGACCAAATGTTACAAGGTTCACAATAGAAACAATCATATTCTTCCGAATACGACTTTGGTGCTTGGCAGCAGATTGCAGTTAGGTCCACAATGCGTCTCTTATCTTGATCAAACGTATCATCATTGCTTCATCTTCTTCGTCGTATTCACGTTCAATTTTTGAAGATAAATCAAGTGCCAGTCGGCTTTCTTCTCGTTCTTCTTCAGTTCTATCACTAAGCATACTCATAAATCCTTTTTTAGGATTTGCCAGTCTACGACGTTCACACAATTCACTCCATCCGCTTGCATCCATTGCATCTGGACGATTTGGATATACAGTGGTCCACCATACATAAAGTTCTTTAAGTTCCTTGGCACGTTCTGCTTGTGGAGTGGGTTGCCCATAGAGTGGATTTTCTTTGTCAAACCAATCTTCGTCAAATTTCAAAGTCATTGCCCAGTCAAGGTGATCCATCCCCGCTTGTGGACTGCGCCAAGTTCTCCAACGCCACCAACCACTTGCCCAAAATGGAGGATCATATTTGGCACGGTCTTCCTTATCTCCCCAGGCAATATGGCTCCATGCTGATTCTATTTCAACAAAATCAACCAGCTCATTGAATAAGCAAGGCAAAAAGCGGTTCCCCACGTCGCGCCATTGACCCGGCTTAATATCCCGGGGATGAGCGGTAAGACTATGAGTGCGACTAACCCAACGGTTGTTAATGTAGTACTTGATATCATATAGTTTCCTTATAGGCCATGTTACAAAGTCTTGAAGATGACTAAGTGCTTCTTCCGCTAACCAGTATCGGAAGTTATGTTTCATTTGAGCTGTAGTTGTCCAGTCATCCCATTCCTCGCTTGTGCCTGTGCTGAGTTTTTTGGTGCCGCGAATCCAGTCTGCAAAAGGAGTGCAACTCCAGTAATGTGCATGTTGTGCCATAATATAAAAATCCTGTTTATGTATTTAATTATACACTAAACAGGATTTGTTGTCAATTTATTTCTTTAAGAACTGTGCTAGTTCTGGCGCCCGCCAACCCAAAGGTTTTAAGACTTTTCCATCTTCACGTTTACGAACTTTGCCAGTTTCTTTATCAACTTTTTCAAAGTTTGTACGCATTACTTCTTTCCAAGCGCCTTCACCATCTGCGCCCATGCTATGGATAGCACCAATAGTAACAACTAGGATATCAATAAGTGCATCTAATTGTTCCACTTGATCATCTGATAATGTTGCTTCCAACAATTCCTGATGTTCTTCATTGATAAGATTAACATACATTGCGTATTGTTTTTCGTTAAAACCTTCAACCAATTGGTCGCAGGCCGTCATAAATTTTTGTTGATCTCTAAAGGGGTTCATGTTATTTTCCTTATGCTAATTTGTCTAAATTTTGTCCTGGCCGATTCATTCGACGATTCATTTCAATTCGTTTTGCTTCGTCAATTTCTCGATTATGTTTGATTCTACGGTCGTCCTGAATTCTTTCGGTATGACGTCGTTCGGCACGCCTAATTTCTGTTCGACGATGTAACTCGTTATTGTAAGCAGTTATTTTATCAATGGTCATATTAGTCTACTATCATTAATTGTTTTTCATTGTAGATGTGTAATGCACCTGCTACTTCTGGAGTAGTGCATTCCACAACAACTCTACGTTCGCCAGCCAGTGTATCAAATACTGAAATAACAATGCCGGGCCATTTGTAGCCACTGATCTTCTCTACCTTATCGCCCACTGCAAGTAATGCCATTTTATTATCTTCCTGTTGTTGTTTTATTTATTTTTGGACCCGTTGTTACAAAGTCCAATCCCGCCATACGACCCTCGTATAATTTACCATTCCATTTCATAGCAAGTTTAACGCTTTTATTAAGCACCACAGTGAGACGTTCATTTTCTTTAAATTCATGAACTTCAGCTGATACATTTTTACTGCTGCTACCCACTTGTTGAATAATGCAGGTACTACTAACTCTACTTATTTCCATATTAACCTTTTAGAAATACTTGATTAAATTTATGCATAACTGGAATTGGAGCAAATTGTTCTACACGCTTTGTCCAATCTTCCTTACCAACTAGCTCACGCACATTCATTAACATTTCAAAAACATTATGTTGAGAATATAATGTTCCTGAATTTTCTAGAACTTTTGTATGATGTAGATCACTGCCATGTTCCCATGCTAATACAGGTTTGTTCAAATACAATGCTTCACATATTGCAAGTCCAAAACTTTCGCCATCGTTTCGAGCATGTAGCATTGTATCCCATGTATGTATTAAATTTGACTTTACTTGTAAATCCTGTACGTCTGATAAAAACGTTACATTGGGATGATTAATCCACGGCTCAGTTCCAGCAAATACAAATGCAATATCATTTCGAATGTCTAACAAATTAGCAATGGCTTGTTTAACAAACGGAATATCAAAAGAGTATCTTCCTCCATGTCTTCCAATAACAAATTTGTCTGGATCTATTCCCAAGTCCGTTCTATAATTAGCGGTAGGCGTGGGTAACTTAACAATATGAGGTACCCATGGTAACGATTCGATATTGTTACGTTTGGCAATGTTGTCAGCTAACCATTCGGATACATACGCATATTGATCACCGTGTGGTTGATAATTTTGAAATACTGCATGAACACCTGTCTTGCAGTTATTTGGTAAAAAGTCCACATTCCCGCTTCTAAGAAAATATGCATAGTCAATCTTTTGTGTTTCAATGATGTTTTGCACATCGTCAGGACCTTGATGACCAATAATTTGAAATTCTTCTTCCAGCCTTTCTCGTACACCAACATCGGTACCCAAGTATCCATCGGGTCGACGTGTTGCATCATAGCAAATAATACTTTCATTTCCCAACACTTCTTGATTATATCTAGCATAATCAGTTACTGCTACTGTAGTACCTCGAACATCTAATTGATTGTTATGAAATAAAACCTTCATTTAACAGATCCCCATTTTAAATAAAACTCACTTAATTTCTTTACTTCAAGTTCGGCCACAATAATGTATTCGTAACCATATCTAGAATGATTTAAATACCTACGCCACTCGGGCTTGTCAATTGCATGTTCCATAACAAATTGTCCTTGCTCACTCTTTTCCCAATTGTACATAGGTTCAGCGGCATACAGATCAGGATCTTCAACATCTCCCAATTGAAAACTATGAACAACAACTTTGTGAATCTCTTTCACAAAAACTTGATCATCCTTATGGTATTGTTCCCACCTTACTGTGCCCATTTTAGTATTAATGTTATATAAATTTTTTTGTGTATATCAAATGTATTTGAATAAACTTTTGCATAAGCTGGGGCTCGGTGTGCGTAATAAAATTCTTTATTATGAGATCTTATCCAATCTGCAACCTCTTGTTTACAGCTTATAGTATACCATGTATCTCCATCAACATCAGCACTATCCACTAATCTAAATGCAGGTACATCGTATCCGCCTGACATTACATATACACCTGACATTACTGTTTCCGTGATAGATGAAATAATGTAATAAACTTTTCAGCATCTTTAAGATGTTTAAAATCCCACATATCCCAAGACATACGATTACAGTTGGACCATTCTTTTAATTTTTCTTCAACCCATTTAACACATTCATCTAAATCTTTAGTAGGATAGTGATTACCTGCATCGTCCGTAATTCCAAAATCTTCTATAAATTGCAAACGCCATTTATATGTGATATTTGGTAAACGTCTAAGGGTGGGTTTAATCACTGAATGTCCGTCTTTCCATTTAAACATTACTGACTGCAATTTATCCAGTGCCGCGTTCAAACTTTTTTCTTCCTTGGTGGATAGTTCCTACGTTTGGGTTTGGATTCTTTAACAACCATTGGACCATGACTTGCATCTTGTTGTGACTTTTCCATTGCTGCATGAATAATGTCTGGATCAATATGATCTTCGTCTATATAGTACTCGTCCATACCATCATGACCATCACCAGTAAATTCTTCATCATCAGTTGAAATAACTGCCATCCCAGTTCTAGCCAGCATTTTATGAGCAGCATCTACATCACTAAATGCGTCTCTAACACTGCCAACATGACCATCTTTAGTTTGACTAATTGTATGCCAAGTACGGACTTCTAACAAAGGTTCAATTTCTGTTGGGACTTCAACAAGGTAATGGGGCTCTTTATTATAATTGCCGTAATCAATAGTAAAGATTTTGATTACAATACCTTGTGTGGATTTGGCGTTATTTTTGGTAATGCCATAAATCCAAACTGTATCACCTACAAAATATTTTTTCTTAACTGTCATATATTTTAATTAGTGTCAGTAACTGACACTTTACCTTTGCTTTCAAGAAGGTCTTTGACAAACTTGATAGCTTTACTATCTTTGTCATAGACATATTCTTGATCTTCGTCTTCGTCAGTTCTAAGAGTAACAATTACGCCATTCTTGACTTTACGTATTTCTATACTTTCAAACAACATAGTTGCCTTTCTTTTATTTAGGAACTGACAAGTTATAGTTAAAATGGAAAATACCAATGTGTGCTACTTCTCTACTCAGTTCTTGATCACACCAAATTTCATATCCCGACTTTTGAGCTTGTTGGCAGAAGTAGATATCCTCACCAATTTCAAGATTCAAATGTGGAACATATTCCTGTAGGTAGTGTGGTTGAGGAATTTTTTCGTAAACTTCACGTTTACATAAGACCATTCCATGTGGCAACACATCAATCAGTTCCATTGCTGGACTGTTATCAGTAGTTTGGAATTCTCTAAATTGACCGCTACTTCCCATCATACCTGTAAAGTTGGGATTGGGAAAACGGCGTCTACGATAGTTAGCACCAACAATAGGTTTGTTACGTGCCAATAAACGCATGGGTGCATCAATAGGAAACTTCATATCACTATCAACCCACCAGACGTAATCAAAGTCACTCTTCAAAAAGATGTCAACTAAGTTGCGACGTGCAATAGTAATAACACTACCAATGTTAAATGCACAATTGATCTTAATACCGTTGGCAACAAGATTGGCACAAGACATTGCTAAATGTTGTGCAAATTCTGCATTGACCATTTCCATTGCTGGTACTGCTACCATAATACTTGGACGTTGACCAGCTGGCATTGGTTGCATTGGACTTGGAGCAGGCGCAGTTGGCTTTTGTCCCATCATAGGACGGGTGGGAATGTTTAGTTTTGTTTTTTTCATTTTTACCTTATAGTTGTGTTATCTGGGTGCAAACTCTTGTTGTAGTTTATTATATAGGTATTTATCACAGCATCCAGTTTGATAAATAATATTTAAGTTTAGCATAGTTATAAGAGTAAGTCAATGTTTTTAGATAACAAATACACCAAAGTTTATTACAGAATAATCAACCGTTCTCTTGAGCGTAATCACCTTAAAGAAAGGCACGACGGGTTTCAGACTCATCATATTATTCCACGCTGTTTTGGCGGAACTGATTCTGCCGATAATCTTGCAGTACTTACTTACAAAGAACATAGAGTTTGTCATCGTTTATTGATAGGAATGACAGCCGGAGCAAGCAAACATAAAATGATGTATGCCTATAAACTGTTTAACAAACATTACGATACTTCTCATCTACCTACTCCACAAATTTATTCTACCCCTGAATCCTATATCAAAATGGTCAAGACACGCAAGCGTCAAGGCACATACAAAACTGGAAAGAATAATATTTTCTCCACTCCGGAAATTGTTGAACAAGTTCGCCAGCGTATGGTTGATAACAATCCTATGAAAGCATCCGAACAACGACAGCGTATGAGCCTACATAACAATAACCCCAATGTTTGTCCTATAGTAGTTGAAGGAATAACCTTTCCTACAATAGGAGCCGCATCTCGACATTTTAACACTACTCCATATCTTCTAAGAAAGCGATACACTTACCGCTTATTAGATTCCTGAAGGCTCAATGTATCAAAAAACTCTTTCTTAGTGCCAGCATCTTTGTTGAAAGCACCTTTAAGTACTGTAGTAGTTGTTGAACTATCGTGGGCCATTATTCCCCTGTTCTCACAGCACCCGTGGGTCATTCTTAAATAAACACCTACGTTTTCTGAGTCAGTTGCTTTGCTAATCTCGCGGGCAATGTCGTTACAAAGTTCCTCCTGGAGAGTTCCTCTTCTGGCACACCACTGGGCGATTCGGGTATACTTAGATAAGCCAATAAGTTTATTGGCAGCAATAATACCAATATAAGCCACGCCAGTGACAGGTTGGTGATGATGACTGCACATACTGCGCAGTTCACTGCGTACAACAAGCATACCTTCATAACGGTCCGCCGAATCATTTGGGAACGCAGTTGCATCTGGTGCTGGTTCATATCTACCTGCCATAATTTCATTGTAGTACATTTTAGCCAACCGGCGAGCAGTACCTTTGCTGTTGGGGTCGTTCTCACGATCAATTAGCAGTGCATCTAGCACACCTTCGAACGCCGTTGTTGCTTCATTAATTAATGAGTCTTTTTCAACATCACTGACATATTCAGCAATATTGTCTCCGGCCCAAAAACGTTTATTGTCACGTTTAAGTTGGTCACGGATAACTTGGCTAAGTGGTCGGCCTTCTTCTCTATATTTTAGTTCACTCATTATTAATTTCCTATAGTATATAATACACTATTATTTAGGTTCTGTCAACCTAAGGAAAGTATTTTTCTTAATTGCGGCGTCCAATACCATAGGAGTAATTCCCAAACTATCTGCATATTTGAGTAATGCTGAAGTGTCTTTTGGAAAACATGCTCCGCCAAATCCATAATGACCGTCGGGTCCGGGTACTTGCATATGACTATTACCAATTCGTTTATCCATTGTGATCATTGATGCAATGGTATCATAATCTAAATTAGCTGCGTCTGCGATTTGTTTTATTTCATTCATAAAAACAACTTTGGTACTCATAAATGAATTGATAGCATACTTGGCTAGACTAGCTTCACCTATTGAACAGAAGCGAACTTGGTCGCCTAAACCAGTTTGACCAAGACGAATAACACGTTCTGCTTCTTTTAAATATGCTTTAACACGGCCGCCAATAATACAAAATGTTCCACCTAGGTAATCTCTAGTGGCATTGGCCGCAGTTAAAAACTCTGGAGCATGTACTAAATTTGGATATTGTTCATTTAATCGTTCATACACATCGGGTGGCGCGGTACATTTGCTGATGATGACGCCATCATAATTAATTTGGCTCAGCTTACTTAATACATCTTCTAATATACTAGTATCGCAACTGCCATCTGCATTTTGCGGACTAGGAACGCAAATAAAAACCCCGTCGCATTTTTTAATGTCTGAATAAGAATCTTTACCTCGAGTTGTATCTTGATCAATTAACACAAGATTACTAGCATCTGCCATTGCACCCTTAATAGCATTACCTACAAATCCTAGACCAATAATCCCAACAGTATCCTGATAAATCTCAAACGGACTGAAACTAAGTGAGGCACCACCAATTGTACCTGGCATTTTTATACTAGGTGATAGTTTTCCTATATTTGTTAACTGTGAAATTTGTGCAGTGGTCAACGCACTGATTGGACTACTCATTATTGGCCTTTATTAAACTGTATTGTTTTTATTCACGGTACGTGAACATATTATATGTTATGAAAAACTATAATAACACAATACTATTTAAAGGTCAATGGCATATCCAGTCGCGACTCTTGAAAGGCTTTCCATCTTCTGCTCGGGGGATATATCGAATTACCTTTTTCTTCAATCTTTTGATAATTTCATGTTTATGGTCATGTCCAAATGCCTTAAGGTACATTTTCCAACTGCCACCATATTGCCTACTATTCTTCAAATCAAGGTTTAAATGTTTACTTACAAATTTATGATTACCTTTGTATTTTTCCAAAAGTTCACAGGCAATGTTAAACCCATACGCATCTATTTCATCAGTACCGCCTAAATATTCTTGTTCTTCACGAAGTCTGCTAGATGCTGCCGTACTGGAATAATTAGGTAACGATTTGAATCCTCGACGACGATATTGTCTCATATGGATTATTTCGTGTAGTAACGTATCAGCAATAGTAGAACAAATACTTTTGAATCTTCGTTTAGATATTTTTAGATCGTCGTAAACGGGATGATAGACAAATGTTATTTCTATACATTTTTTATCATTTTCATCATAATCACTATAATAGGCGCCGCCTACAAACGTAATATGATTTTTGATTTTTTCATCCCAACTTATGGAAGTTTTAACGGGATAATTTCTTTTGAGATAGTTAGTGACAGTTTTGTGGAATTCGTAAGCTGATATTGTTTTATCAGTAAGGCGTGGTGCAAGCACGTATAGACCTTCTATAATTTTGGCACGTTCTAAATTACTCCAATCGAACATAGAATTTCCTTGTAACATTAATATTTATTATATCAGATGCTACTATGAAATTCTATTTCCAATCGTCTATATAACGTCCTAAATCTTTAATTTTTTCATTCTGCTGTTCTATTTTAGTAGCAGCTTCTTCCAACAAATCAGCAATTCTGTCAGTTTTTCCCTCTTCTACGCTTTTACGAGTGGGAATTTGCCTGCGTATTTCTGCCCTTTTACGTAATCTAAATACTAGACTTTGTTCACTTACGGGTAAATGACTTTCGTCTTTCATGTTAGCTAGTTTATCTGCAACAGTAACCATTATTTCATTTGCCATATGTTCCTCAAAACGGTCAAATTCTTCGTGCAATTCGGGCGGCCTTATCTCCACTGGCCCACAGGCATGTGCCCAGTCGCCTGTACCGTTGTCGCTGTATCCACATTTGTCACACTTTATCATTTTTCATCTCCAACAGCAATTGTTTAAACTCTGACATATGTGCTAGTTGAATGTTATGTAGATACACATACAGTTTGGTATCCGCTGGCCAGTCTTTTACTCGTTCAACAAATGCGGGATTAACCTGTATCTCAAGGAAATCAACATAGTCTTCCAGCGTCATTTAATTTGACCTTCTGCAATCATTGTTTCAAATGTATCCCACAATTGTTTAAATTTAAATTCATAAACACATGCCAAACTAGTCATGTCTACTGTTTTGGCGCCTTGAGATTCCATCATAGGAATGTCATTGGTAATTTTCCAGCAATCTAAAATCTGTTGTTCTAAATCAAATCTATCAGTCATTTTTATCTCCAAAATGTTCTTTAATCTCGTCCCTAATTTCTTTCAACGCATCATAAGTCCATTCGCAGGCCATTTCACCTGCGGCACTATTGCCAACAGGAATACGATATGTTTCAATCTTATCAATACATTCCCTCACAATCAACTCGGCGAACTTTTCAGGGTTCTGTTTAATAACCAGCATAGGATTGCCAGCGTGGTCCTTACCCGTCTCACGGATTA